TGTTTACAGAAATAATATCTTCTTCTGTTTTTTCTCTGGCTAAACCATCAAGTCCTAAATACTTACTCTGCGGCAATCGGTTGTTCCATCTGTTGCTGTTGTTGCATTTGCTGCATCATTGCAACTAGATTATTACGTTCTTCTTCGTCACGAATCAAGCTTTCTGGTATACCAAATTTTGCTGCAAGGTACATAGCAGTATCTTCTGAGCTTATTAATAGGTTAGTTACATCCTGCCCAAAGTATCCATTAATGGTTTCTAAGAACCTTGAAATAGCTTGAATGTCTTGATTAGATTGAGCTTGTGCTAATGGAGAAACAGATCGAACCTTTACTTCTCTACCATTAACTGTTGGCATTTCAATACGTCCTTGCTTCTTAAGAATATGAACTACCCTTTGAAGAACAGGCTGCACAAGTTCTGCTTGTAATCTACCAAATGAAGATCCAATACGCCTTGATAGATCTGCCATACGTTCCGCTACTTCCGTTGCAGACTTAGGTGTTTTATTAGGATCACCAAGCATTTCACTATATAAAGCTTGTTTAATATTGAAACGCTGATCGCTAAGAACTAAATCACCAATATCAAATCGTCCTGCTGCTTGTATTGGTTGCAAGCCTGCCGACTGCGGTGACTTAGGTATTATGGTTCCAGGGACTAGATTAATAGTATCAGGATTTATTATACCATCATCGTCCATTTGATAAATACCAGAGATTGCCATTTGAGCATTCTCAAGAGTCATTCTTACAATAGCATTAGTTGTTTTGATTGCAGATAATGCTTGGAATAAAGGACCACGCCCATACACTTCACCTGCACACGTAGACCATCTAAAACAAACATATGGATTAGAACCTACGCCCTCAAAATAATTTTGGGTTATCATTGTTTTGGAAGATACATCAATTACAAAATGGTCATACGCTTCAACATTCGGAGAAGCATAGTTACGACAAACAACCTCAAGTAATTTACATTTAGCATCAGGATCTCTTTGTATTCTTTGTAATACTCTTTGATCTGGCTCTGCATCAGGATACATAATTGGTATATGCATATTCTTAACAGTGCTTCGTTCTCGATACACATGATCTACTCTATCGTCTGGACCAGTATCTAAAACTACGTGAGGTAATGGAACAGCACGAAACACAATAGGATTTACAGCATCGCCTTCTTCTACACAAAGAACACCAGTACCAACAGCAAGATCCATAAATGACTCATGCACTTCTTGTCCAAAGTTTGAGTTTTGTAGTATTTCAAATATGTATTCTGTTATTTCATCTAGTTCATTTTCAACAGCATCTTTCTGACTTGGATCTATTTCTGATCCTGCCGTAAGATCTGCCCACCTAGCAAAGTTAGGAACTAAACCTGCTTGCAATCTAGATGCAAACTCTTGAACACCAACTACTGCGGTTTCATCAAAAATCTTATCATCTCTACGTTGCCCAGAAGTTTCATAATAAAATGATTCTCTTTGAGGTAATGCATACTCATAGCATTCTTCAAATACATCAACAAAGTTTTGCCTAGAGTTCTTAGCAAGTTCGAACTTTGCTAAGTATTTTTCTGCTTCTTTATCGTGCATTATAAATACCTGCTATAGTAACCAATACCACCTGTTGATCCTGTTACAAGAGAACGCCTGCCCATTCCACCGCGTCTAGCTGTTGGGCTAATTAAAGAATCAGGTGTTTTAAATGCTAATTGTTTTTCATTTCCAGTTAAAACTTTTTTACCTGCACCGACTTCCTGCATTCTTTCTAATCGTTTAGCTAATGCTTTCTGTTTATCTCTTGCACGTTTAATTCTTTCTTGACGCAATTGTTCAGCTGCCAAACGCTCTTGCTCTGCTTGCTGTTCTTCAATCTGTTTTTTCTTTTTATCTTCTGAGGTTGTGCCAATTACAGCTGCATCACCATCATCAGTTGTTACACCTGTTCCTGTGTTTGGTCCAGTTGTAGTTGTAGTAGTAGTTGTGGTTGTATTTGTTGCAGGTGCGCTTTTTTTTCTACCTATACACATAGTAAACCCCTCTTGTTATCTACCGATAAACACAAAACTATAAAAAGTTCAACGCACAATTCTGGACCACCCTGATTGTTTTGGCATCGGTCTACCGTTGAACACATCAAAATTTCTTTTAGCAACCACAACATGAGAAGGTTTTTGATTGCTCATCAATGCTCTACCTTCTCCTGCACCTAACATTAAATACTGCAATGCATCGTGTATGTGAGAGTACATATTTTTATCAGGCTTATCTGCATATCGCTCACCACTTACCTCCATACGTTTGTAAGCATAACCACCATCGAACCCTTTAATAAGCTGAGAACACCTACGGTCAATTAAAAATGCAGGTTTGCCTTCTGTCATTTTGTTAAGTTGCGAATGTACTGCTTCAAGTCTGAGATCCACCGAATTGCTCGGGGCGGGAAATGCGCGTAGACCAGCACCTCTAAGTATATGAAAAGGGGTAGATTCGTCCGTCTGCGCCCTAAAATCACCTGCTGGATCACCGTATATATAGACATCGGAAACTTGAGAAAACCTTGTAGCAATTTCATTTCTAAGAACCTCTGCAAACCTTACTATGCCCATATCAAAAGCAACAATCTCTGATTGTATAAGCCACCTGTTTCTTATCTTCTGTCCAAGAACTGCGGCAGGAGTAAGCCCAAAGTCTATACCAACATACAAAGGATAGCCTGCGGCAACAGGTATTTCTTCTTTAGCAACATGAGTTTCCATTACAAACATAGGGTACACTGGCTTTCCATCTTGGATAGAGCCTAGCTTATTCATTACATAAACATCAATCCAAGATTTAGTTTTACCTTGTATTAGATTTGGATAATAGCTGTCTAGCATATTAGAAATGTTTTCAGCCTGATTATTTGGCTTGTAGCTTTCTACTTCACCATCCTCATTATAGACTTCTTTCATACCAGAAGGCTGAGTAAAGAATCGCCAGTTATCAGGCTTGACTAGCATCTTGGCTTGCTCTCTAGGAATGTGATCTGGCACTGGCACTTCACCTGACATAATAGGCCACCAATGATCTTCTTCTGGTGCGTTAGTATCTGCAATTACACCTGTCCAACTCGGACCACCATCACGCATAGAAGGGAATCGCCCAACCCTCATAGTACACGCATCAATAATACTCTTTGGTATTTCTCTGGCTTCGTTTATCCAAATACCAGTAAGCTCGAGGGATAAAAGTTTTTTTACATCCTCGGGTCGATCAAGAGCTAAGAAGATAATCTCTAAGTCTATCTCTCCCTTTTTAATGTGATGTGTATAAGGAACAGACCAAGTAAACTTACCCCACTCTGATTCTGGAAACCAATCAAGCCAAGTCTTTATAGTAGTTGTTCTAAGCTGTGGATTTGTGTTTCTTATAATAGCCCATCGACTACGCCTTAAGCCTTGAGCATTCTTCTCTTGCATAAGAGCACGTCTAAATATTTCCACACAACAGCCAACAGACTTACCAGAACCAACAGGACCACGCACTCCACGAAAGAACGTATTGTCTTTCATAAAAGATTTAAGAATATCACCATCAGGTTTATATTTAAATTCAATTGTCACGCATTTGGCCTATAAGCCTACTAAATTTTTTAGAAGCTTTTGTTGCATCAGCAGGAGAATCAAACTCAATATAGTCGCCCCTTTCGATAGCAATCTGTCTAGCAGCCTTATTAGAATATCTAACAAGCTTTCCTTTAACAAACCTTATAGTAGGATATAATATTTCTTTACCATTATATTCACTTGAGCTTGAGCGTATTGTTTCCTTACCTTTTGTTTCTGGGTTGTTAGGATTCAATGCTCTTAATAACCAACTTGGAACTTTGCCATTCTTTCCTTTAGGCAATGTATCTTTTATATCAGGCATTATCTTAATCCCTTGTCTACGCCAAACCTAATCATTTGTTCCACAACCTCTGGACCAATGCTTTCGATAAGCTTGTCACACTCTTTATCCGAAACACCTATCTTCTGCTCAACATGAGCAAGGTGAGTCTTTCTAACAATGCCCCTCAACAAATCTAAATCCTGCTGAGAAAGCGTACTGATAAAGCTCACTCTGGCTTCTCGTATGCTTCGTTTACATCTGGTGTAGAAGGGTCATCACCTTTGAGTCTGCCCTTGGAGCTTCTGGCTCTCTTAGGCTCTGGCCCTTCCACCAACCTGCGAGACTCTGATGTTCTTGTCTTACCACTATAAGTTATACCTGCTAGAACGTGAGTTTCGCCAGTGTACAATTCACCGCTAGTTAAATACCAAGCCATTAGCTGTAACTCGCTTTCATCAAGCTTTTAGCTTGCTTAGTTTTCTTCTTAGGTTTCTTCTTCTTAGAAGCAGCCATAGCAGCTTTAATTCCTTTTGCTGTGTATGGGAACTTCTTTCCGTTTACATTAGGCATCTCTATATCTCCTTACCTTTTTAGCAATCTTTTTCGGTTGAGCCACAAACTGCTTACCCTTTGCCTTACCCTTTCGTTTGGCTCTGGTTGTAGCGCGATACTCAGAATCACTAAGAGCAGCGATAGCTTTAGCAGGCAAGTAACGCTCCCCTGTCGCGTTAGGACCTTGCGTAGAAGGCTTACCACTCTTAGTTCTCCACTTCTGCTTACCCCAGTTAACTAAAGAACGTTGTGGAGCTTTCACGACTTATATCCTCCACCTCTAGCTTTATAAACTCTTGCAAGCATCTGTGCCTTCCTAGCAGACCATTGACCTGCACCACCGCCTTTAGTACCTGCCTTTATCTGCTGAAATAAACTTTTACGCAATTTGGGCTTTGTGTAAACCCCTGCACTATTTACTGTACTCATGTTTTCTTATTCCTTCTTGCAAACGCTCGAGCAGCCGCAACACTGCCAAAGCCCCACTTCTTCAATGCCAATGCTTTCCTAGTTGGCCTACCCTTCTCATCTTTCATTGGCCCTTTCATTCCTGCAAACCTAGCAGCAAAAGAAACTCTGCGTGGATTCGTACCACTTCGAACAGGAGGCTTAAGATTCGCGCCCTCTTTACGTTTAAAATATTTTCGACCTGCTGCGGTTAACCCACCTGTCGGACTCTTGTGTATTTTTCTCATAACGAACCTTTCAAGAAAAAAATGTTTGTATGTGACCCCATAGCAAAGTAGTTGTTCCGTTTTTGACCCCACCCCGTAGCACAGCGTTGTCCTGAGTGTGTCATGTTGCAGAGGCTTTGAGCAGCGTGACGCGCAGCGTATAGCTGTGAAACATAGTGTGTGCGTTAGCACTCATTCCAGATCTATCGTCACATGAATATCCCCTGCGACCTGCACTTGTGACCTATCTATCGGCTTGAAGCCTGCTCGGTCTAACAGATCTTTGCTCGCCTCTAGCTGTACATACTCTGATTTCGCATTGCCTGATAACTGTGAGATCTTGCCGAGCGCCTTCGCAGCCTGCATTCCAAAAGCTTCTGACATTGCTTGCATTAAGTACTGTTGCACATGAGGAGTTTTCATAGCCTTGTATGCTGATACTCTGCCACTGTTACCGTCAGCGTATCCTGCCTCATGTGCAGCTTTTGTGAGATTACCGCCATTTGCTACAAACGCTTCAACTAAAAGTCTTTGTCTGCGTGTGCATTCCCTTACCTTGATGTTTGCCATGTCTTATCCTCTGCAAGCCCCCCTCTCCCTCTCTCCCCCCATTTATAGCACCGCAGAAAAGGGCTTTGTCAACGCACAATTTGGGCCATTTTGCGCATTTAGAGCTTCGCACATTCTTTTGCGCAAAACCGCGCTACTCATGAATCAAGCCGCGCAGCGTCTTGACCGAAGGTGAGTATCGCATTGTCCGAGAATGGAAGGACATTGCGCTGTCCTTCGCAAACCATCCTATCGCAAAATAGAATGAAATGATTATTTTGTGAGGGATTGGATCAACCACGAAGGACGGGGCAACCCTCTCTACGTCACGCCTCAAAAGTTCACAACCCCATAAAGGGGTCAAGCGCGCAGCCGCATTCGCGTCTAGCCGAAGGCTGCGCGTGTGAACTTCAAGCCGCGCAAAGCGCGATTGAGGCGTGACAGAGGGTTTGATTACCCCGTCCTTCTTTGGTCGGTCCAATGCGGGTCGGGTTTAGTGTAAATTATTTATTTTGTAACAAGGATTATTAAAATGACTATATATCAAAACTGTCTTGAAGAAGCTTTAGCTAACAATGACCCTATGTCAGACGTTGAATTGATTGCTAATCTTGCGGCATCATTAACAGAGGTTGAGAGTATTGAGGGGCGCAGCACCTATACAATCAACCGTTATAGCGGTTTACAATATGCCGTATTAAATGCCATCGCTAATGCCATCAATAGCCGCGTCAACAGTCAGTCAACTTACTGGTTTACTACTAGCAATGGTGAAGATAAGCATAAATGCTCAGGCATTAAGCGAAGGCTTGGCGAGATCAAGGTATCTTTAGAGGACGCACAGCGTCAGGATAAAGATAACGAGATCACAGCCAATGATATAAACCGTTTACGCTCAGAGCGAGATCGGTTGATCGATGAATACAGTGCAGCAATGGAACTATATCAGGCAACTGTCGGTATCATTGAAGAGATCAGAGGCAAACCCTTCGTTCCTTACAAATTGCGTGAGACGCACGGCGAAGCACCTTCAAAGAAGGTGGACGCCAAAGCGTTGAAGGCTGAAGTCAATGAGATTGACAAGATCCTAGCAGCTTAAAGTTGAGGGGGGTTGAAAGACCCCCCAAAAATTTTTTCGCTGCTTCGCAGCGAATTGAACGGTGCGTACCGCCATAGCGGTATCGCTTGCGCATTGATGATGCGCTACATAGCACCCTTGATTAATTGTGACTTGCTATTTTATTCGCCCCTTCCTCGACAGTGGGGGTTGCATCATGGTGTTATGTGTAGTATAGTTTTCTATACAAACTACATTCAAGTTTGAGTTTCATAACGGAGGTAGAGAATTGAAACTGTATAATGCATTTATAGATTTCGTCGAGCAAGAAGGACTTTGGCCTGTAATTGCTACCATAATCGGTGGTTCTGGTTTGTTCTTCTGGCTTTTAGTTTTAATCTCCATCGTAACATGAGGAGAAGGATATGACTGACTGGCAAATTATTTGTTTTTATGATGCCCATTTTTTTCAAAGAGGTTATACATTTGAAAGGCTTGCTATCTTAGCAGATCGTTCTGTTGAAGAAGTCAAAGAAATACTTTCAGAAATTTACAGTAGTATATCATGAAACCATGAGTGCAGCCTTAAGGGGCTGTAGTCACGGTGTAATGCCGACTACGTTTTAATTTCCATCGTAACATGAGGAGAAGAATATGTTGGATTTTACTAATCCTACTTGGGATTTCCCAGTAGAACTACAAGAAACTTTTGACCGTGATGGTAAAAAGATCGAAGGTAATCGTGTGGTTGTTCGCACTGATACTGGCGAACACATGAGTCGTGGTGTTGGTGACAAGTACAAGATCATTACGCACAGTGATGTAGTCAATAGCATCATGGATTCTATTGATGATGTAGCTAATACTCTTGGCACTGCATACGAAGAAAAGATACACATCATTGATGGTGGTCGTAAGCTACGAGGTGAGATTAACTTTCCTGATTGGAAAATCGAGCCAATGGTAGATGACATATGTACATTTCGTATTCAGTTTTACAATTCATACGATACCAGTTGGGCATTTCAACATATGGCTGAAGCATTCAGACTGTGGTGTAAGAATGGTTGTACTACACCTAATACTGTAGCTAAGACTTGGGCAAAGCATACGACTAACGTATCTGTTACAGCATCATCAGCTAAAATCTTAAAAGGTTTTGAAGCATTTAAACTCAATGATGTGTTATTCAAATCATATGTTGATAACAGAATTAGTTATGAAACAGCAGAAATGTTTATCAATGACATGCTTTGCAAAGTAAAACAACGTGGTAAATTAGGACAACCACATTTCAATATGCGTAGACGCGAAGAACTCTTGCGTATGTGGGATGAAAATAAAGCTAACATTGGTAGCAATCAATGGGCATTGTACAATACACTAACTGAGTGGGCTACACATACAGATCACTTGGGCAATCCAGAAAATGCTCGTCGGTTACGTGAGAATGAAATTGCTAAAGCAATGGATTCAACAAGGTGGTACGCATTATGATTACAGTTCAAGTTCAAAACATTGAGTCACTATTAGAGTGGCTCAAGACTTGCCCACATGATTACGCAATATCATCAATGCAAGGTGGTTTTGTGCATGTAAAGTTTTTTATTTCAATGGATGAGGTTATAAAATATGAGCAAAACGAAAGTGCTTAAAGTTGAATGGTTAGCCAAAGAAGTATGCCCCTTGTTGGGTTGGCCTAGCCGTATCGAAGATGTTGCTGACAAGCTAGAGGAATCTGGCTTGTTAACTAAAACTGTTCGAAAAACATTTATCAGAACAGCAACTGAAAACTGGGAAAAGTTTAATGGTGTTCAGCTTGGTGATGATTTTATTCCACCAGAATATGGAGGTGAGTGTGAAGATGGGTGATGATCGTGTTGCCATATGGTATGTCAATCAACAGCTTGAGGACATAGCTAAAGAACGTGGTGATCCTAACCGCATGTATCGTAAGCTGTTACAGTTTCAGTTGCAGCTAGTTAAAATTGTTGAGGGCAATGCAGCGCATCGCCAGATGGAGGAGAGTAAGAATGAAATCCGAGAATGTTGACATGGATTTGCAACGCAACTTAAGTAAAGCGTTTGATAAAGTAATCTTTTCAAAAACACATTGGAAACATGCAAGTGATATTTGTCATGAGTGTGAAGGTGATGGTACAATCGAAGTTGATGTGCCACGACCTCATGGTTTTGGTCGTGACATTGGATGCATAGATTCTAAACGTGTTAAATGTCCAGTTTGTGGTGGTGATGGTCGCATTGTTTTGGAAATAGATTTCTAAGTCTTGACTAACATGCTGCACATATGCATATCGTGTGGCATGTTAGTTAGTTATCTAGATCAGATCCTTGAGAAGCATCGTTATGTTGACATGCCATTGCATAAAGTTTTTACACTGGCAAAAATACCAACGTCTACATATTACCGAACAACATCAGGTAAGACTGAACTTTCTTTAGATACAGCAAAGAAAGTTTACCGTGTGTTAGATAGGTTGTCACGAACATGGCCTACTGCTTTGGAAAATCCAAAGAAGAAAAATGCAAACCTTCCAAAATTATCAGAAGCCGACAGTAGTAACTGAGGCATACGTTGATTTTGTTGACCAGTTGGTAGCAAGGCGGCACGAATTAGGCTTGACGCAAGAACGATTAGCTATGAACATAGGTTGTACTACTTCTTTAATTCACAAATGGGAACAATACAAACGTGTGCCTTCTGGTTTTATGTTGACGTGTTGGTTAGATGCTCTTGCCCTCAAGATCGAAGTCCGTCCGCTCGACTTTGAATAGCGGCACAGCTAAGTGCGATAGCTGTGAAATAATAACAGAATACTTTGTAGCTATATTACATAGTGAGAAGCCTGCATTGTATCATTACATATGTTTAGATTGTTACGAGAAGGATACATGGCAAACAAGAATAAGCAAAAAGGCAGCTATCATGAACGATGGTTTGTCGAGTGGCTCACAAAAATCGGAGTCAAAGCAAAGCGCGTTCCCCTCTCAGGATCACTCGGAGGAGAATGGTCAGGTGACATCCACCTCACATTGGTGGGACAAGATCTAGTAGGTGAGGTCAAGTATAGGGATAGATCTAGTTTTCCTAATGCATTCAAGGTGTTAGAAGGTAGAGATATAGCTTTCTATAAAAGAAAAACTGGTAATCCAAAAACTTGTGTGATAATGTCAGGGGATCAGTTTGAGGCGCTGATAAAAAAGATACCCCCAACGAAGGGGGCATCTGATGAGGTAGTGTAAATTATATTTCTAATAAGGAGAAGAAATATACTAGATCATTTATATCATGAGTGTATGAAAACGCAAGTTGGAAGTTCAACTGCGAAGTCTGTATATTGTGCGCTTGCAACATATGTAGACTCAGAAGGTCAGTGCTATCCAAGCATTCAAACACTATCGTCTGATACCGAGTTGCATCGAGCGACAGTTATCAGAGCAATCAATTACTTAGTGCAACATGGTTTCGTGGAGCGCATGAGCAATCATCGCGCAGCCTCAACGCGATACCAATTAACCATATGGAAGGGTGAATTAATGAGTGATGATAGTCGCACAGTGCGACACGAAGTTATTAGTAATATTATTAATATCGATACATATATATCTTATAGTCGCAGAGAGCGACTACCCTATGAGATACAAGAGTTCTTAGAATTCTGGCAAGTGTATCCGAGACGCAAAGCCAAAGGTCAATCAAGGCAAGCGTTCGTTCGTGCGTGTGAAAAACAAAAAGCTTCTGTAATTATTGAGGCAGCTAGGCTCTTTGCAGAAAGTGTTAGGCATGTGGAGAAACAATACATTCCGTATGCATCAACGTGGCTCAACGGTGAGCGTTGGGAAGATGATCTTGATGAGATCGAAACTAATTCTGATAAGCTTAATTCTATACTTAATATGGATGTGGCTGCGGAACTAGATAATGTTGTAGACATTAGAAAGATTGGTAAGAAATGAAGTACGATGATCGTATGCGTATGGTAAGCAAGTGGCTTACTGAATTGTTGAAGCGGTATACACCACCAACAACTACAGATCATGAGACATTGCGCAAAGAAGTTATGCTGCATGTTGAAGATATAAATAAAAACATTCCATCTCAGATAGAACCCAACGAGATGGAACATATCTTGAATGAGGTCGACGGACAGGTTCGCGCCAATCATGGTGCGCGAACATGGCCGACGAGCAAGACGTTTATTATATCTACAAAAGAAGCAGTAAAAATTTATCTTGATCGAACTAAAGATATAAGAGTTACGTCAGGCCCAAAGTCATCAGATGAAATACTTGAAGATAGAATTAGGAAGGGTGAAGGGATACCAGATTATTATTTAAAAGATACTCTATCCAGAGAGCGATTGTTAGAACGTGGTAACATTACAATAAAAGATCTGGAAAAGTATTTGCAATAGCTGCATGTATGCAGTATAGTAAACTATACAAGATGAGGTAAAGTATGGAACGCAAAGGATTTATTGGCGGCAGTGATGCAGTCACAATTATGAGTGGTCAATGGTATGATCTGTGGGAAGTTAAGACAGGTCGCAAAAAACCAGATGATCTATCAGATAACTTAGCTGTGCAGTTGGGCATACACACTGAGAGTTTTAACTTACAATGGTTTGAGAAAGAAAAAAATTGTGTGCTCGAGCATCATCAGTTTGAGTACAAAGAACAGTACCCAGATATTAACTTGACCTTGAAGGGTACAGTTGATGCGCATTGGGGTGCTGCAATTGTTGAGGCTAAACATACAAATGCATTTACAAATATGGATAAGATGTTGGCATACTACATGCCGCAGCTACAGTTCTATATGTTTCTAGCTAAACAAAATGGTTGTTATCTTTCTGTTATCTTTGGCAACAGTAAGTATGAATCATGTCATGTATCATATGACAAAGCATATTGGCATCGAATGTTTGATTGTATCAAAGAGTTCAATGGGTATGTCCAAAGGGATGAAGAACCTATTGGTTTCGGTGAGCCAATTGCTACTGAGATAAATCATATCCCAGTAGACCAGATGGTAGTTCGTGATGCATCTACAGATAATATGTTTGTAGATAGAGCAGCTACCTATATTAAGTATCATCAACAATCTATTCAGTTTGAGAACGCTAAGAAAGATCTCAAGAACATGATTAATGATGATGAGCGTGAGGTATACTGCGACCAGTTGCAACTAAAGCGCAGCAAAAACGGTGCAGTTAGAATTAATATAAGGAATAGAGTATGACTAATATGAAGATATGGGATCAGGTATCAACCTCAGATCCTGCGTTTCTAAGGAGAGTTGATTTTGGTCGTGGCTTTACAGCTATCGATGCGCACTCTCAGGTACAAAAAGCTACCGAAGTATTTGGTGCAGTAGGTGAAGGATGGGGGTATCATGTTGATACAAGCGTTCATACTTTGTCACCAAATGATACACTCATTATAGCTAATGTAAGTGTATGGCATGGATCACCAAGTAATGTGTATGGTCCTGTGTCTGGGTGCAAGGCTCTTATGCGCAACGGTAAGGTTGATGAAGATGCGCCTAAGAAAGCTATGACAGATGGGCTAACCAAAGCGTTGTCTCATCTTGGTTTTAATGCAGATGTTTTTCTCGGTAAGTTTGATGGTAACAAGTATACATCAGATAACAAAGCCAAGAAAGATGACAAGGATAAGTATTAATTATGATGGTAAAGGAGGTAAAAAAATTATGGAAAGGTTCATTCGTTTCCGTAAGAGATTATGAAGTGAAGAAGGCTATCCAAATGGGTGGCCTTCTCATTCACCATGCAGGCAAGAGAATGTATATCTATCCTGATTCTCTGAAAGAAATGAAACCGCATCCGTATGTATTCAAATCAAAAACTGGCGGTAAAGATTATCGACTAGTTGATATTAAGTTCGAGCCAGTAACAACTGACCCTCGACAGGCAAGCCTATTATAAGGAGATAAATATGGCAGAATATGATAACACAAACTCAGCATCAGGGTTTGACCCATTCGGGCAGCAAGAGTTTTTGTTGCAAGGTAAAATGAATTTGGAGGGTAACGAAAGAAATTTTGTTATTATAAAGAACGTAACCAAAGGTGGTAAAACGGTTCTGGAAGTTTACCAAAAACTTGGAGTCATGTTTCAAAATGATGGTGCAGAAAATGCACCAGATTGGAAAGGTCCAATTGATGATTACGCAACCAACAAAGACATGGTTCTTTCTGGTTGGAAGCGTGAATCAAAAGGGGATGAAAATGGAGAAAATAAAAAAAGATTCTTATCTATAAAGATAACTGAAAAGATGGGTGGTAAGAAAGATGAGATCCCTTTCTAGCGAAACGTGGTATAGCTTGAGAGAGAGACAGGAACAAGAGCGCATAGATCTTGTTCTTGATCTCTCGAAAGCAGGCTACACACAAACAGAAGCAGCAGAGATTCTTAAAGTACAACGAACAACGCTGCATGAGTTTATCAAAAGAAAAAATATTCCGTGGCCTAACAAACAGCAAAGGCATTACAATGGGTAAATTATTTTTTACATTACTTGTGATTGAATATGTTGTGCATGATACACCAGTATCAACTACTGTTATCTTCCCAAGCCAACAAGAATGTTATGATGCTATGGGTGATGGAATAGCTGATGATTTGTATGATGTTCTAGCTGATACTTACGGCAAAGAGATCATGATGTATTGCCGTAAGACACCATTTATATCTGGTATCAAACAACCTTCTGTGAAACCAGAGCCTCGACCTACCTCATGAGTTCGAAGTGAGGTCCATCATAGAAGGGTCGCTTTCCTTGTTTGCGTCTCAGGTCAACGTAAGCAAGGGAAGCGTTTTCCATTTTGCCACCCCAATCTCTTATGTTTAACCATCTGATTTCTTCATTCACCTGCCAAGCGCCACCCCATGTTATATCTACAGCATGTTGATCGGCTGCTGCTTTCATTGCATCAGCTATGTTATCGTAAAGTGTTTCTTCCCATGATGCTCGAGAACCAACATAGGCCATGAGATCAACCGCATGAGAGAATCCATCAACTTGTCTTCGATGAAAGCTGTTCATGGTTTTACTTGCGCCTTTAGCTACAAGTTCTTTCTGTTCTTCTTCGGTACGCAAACCGCAAATACAACCAAAGTCTACATCAGTTAGAGTTATAGCTGTAGTTACAACCTTAATTAAATCAGGATGCACACCTCTGAGTTTGCTCATTGAGCGTTCTGATAATTTAAATGTCATGATTAACCTCTCTTGAAGAACTTTGTTGCAGAGCGCACTGCAAAGCTACTGGCTACGATAACACCTAAAGTATACTGATACCACTCAGGCATCTGTTCCAGTGCTGTGAACCCCTCTGCAACGACTGTACGACCCCATTCACCTGTGAACACTAGGATCAATGGGATTGAGAATAATAAAACTAACCACTCGTCCTTCCAAGAATTCTGAGAACCTTGTGCCATAATCCTTTCCCAGTCTTGGACTGAGGTTTCTTTGGAGACGAGGATCTTGGCTTTGGCTTCGGCTTCGGTGAGTTTGAGTTTCGCGTTTGCTTGTTGGGCTTGGGTTTTGGCATTTAACCAACCTCCTGCTAGTTCAGTTATTGGACCTATTAGTGTCTGGAGCATAGTATCCTCCTCTATCTGTCTTTGCTTCTTTACCTAACCATAACGCAAAAGACGCAGAAAGCATAGCAGTAACTAAAGATACAAATGCAGACTGTTGTGTAGTTGGATCTTCAAGTGTCATAAACCAAAGACATACTTTCCAAGTCAAAATAATTTGGCATAGAAAAGCTAGGCGTGGTAAGATTTTTAATTCATCTAAATAATTAGCTGTGATTGCTACCATAATATTTCCTTGCGTGTCTGTAGGCTACTCGTTTGTCCCTAGTTATAATTACTACATAACCTTTGTCATTGTAGATTATGTACTTTCCCTTCCATTCTGTAATTGTCAACGTTCAATTTTTATACACACTACTTTATTATTTGTATTTGTAACTAATACTTTGGCTTCTTTTAATGCTTCTTTACATGCTTCTTCAGAACTGTGACTTGATATGTGGTAATGATCAAAAGTTCCACTCACTAATTGTAACCATAATAGCGCCCACATGACTACCAACGTCCTTGCCATTTGCCGAGGAAATAGAAAATGCAGAACAAGACACCACCACTGAGCAGAAAAATAACGAACCCAATAGTAAAATTAATAGCCGCATCTATTCTCTCCTGTTTTTTATACAACTCCTGTTTTCTTTTCTTACGCATTTGCGCTTCAATGTGTAAGACTTCTTTCCACGCACTAGGTCCATAATGAAAACTAATATGGTCTTTTATTTCTGACCGCATTTGTTCCATTTTCTTTTTATTTGCAAAAATTTCTAAAGCTGTTTCTTCATCAGATCCTTTGAATGTTTTTTTCCAGAACGGTGGATTATTTTCTCTTTCTTCTAAATTACTAAAATCAGAAAATGCTTTGCCCCATTGAGCCAAAGTTCCTGACATTTCTTGAATATCTTTCCCAGTAGAAATTGCCGCACGTAGCGTCTTGTATGCCCCTGTTGCTAAAGCAACGCAAGATACTGGGTCCATTTACCTATTCTTCGCTCGGATATAATCGCGCTTGTTCTGTTGTCCACGCATCATCATATGTAAATGACTTGTCTGTTGAATTAAACAATGCGCCCATAGGGTCTTTATCAGGAAAAAACTCTATATCAATTAAATGCTCATTTGATTCACTTGCATCTGATGAAGTATATGGTCCATATCTTACACCTGTTACACGATTATTTTCGTTTACTACTACTATTCCTTTTAAACTCATGTTCCTGATCCTACTTCTTCAATTACTACAATGTCCCAAGCGTTATTATACCCAGCCCCTGATATTGGATACCAATAAAATATTTGACCCCCAGAAATATATAACTCTGCTGTATACCCTACTGATCTATAATCAGTTCCTGCACCGTTTACTTGGTTACTTCCATTTGCATTATAATTTACATTTTCAATACCAGAAGTCATAGCAGAGCCGTGATTCCCTGTTGGATAAAAAGTAAATCTATTAGTATCAGAACCATTTGTATCAACTAACTCATCACCTACACGTAATAAACTACGAGTATCATTGTGATGATTTCTAATTAAAGCATAGTTTATACTAGATGATGTTGACGTATGTATTCCAAAGAATCCATATGCCATAGTAACACTATTAATAATTATTTTAGCTACTGTACTAGAAGGACAAGTATAAATACTTACCGCACTATTTGCGTTTGTATTTCCATAATATCTTTTTATTGCTTGTGCCATTTATATCTCCTTTAAAAAGCTGAAAAAGCTGTGCCACCTGATGCAGCATCTGCCCAAGTAGGTGCAGCACTGGCACCACCCGATGTAAGAACCTGTCCTGATGTACCGTAGGTTGCACCGCCAATGCCAAGTTGACCTGATGAACCAAACCTAAAGCGTTCACTTCCAGCAGTTTCGAAAGAAACTGTATCATCCGCTGGAAATCGTATAGCTGTATTGGTATCGCCAGTATGCACAATCTTATCTGGCAATGTAACATCACCAGTAAATGTTGGGCTTGCTGAAGGTGCTTTAGCAGTAACTGTATTTATATCAGAAGCACTGACCGTTACACCGTCCATAATGTTTATTTCGGATGCTGTGGCAGTTACACCATCCATTATATTCAATTCAGCAGCCGTAGCCGTTACAGCAACACCGCCTATCTGTAAAGCTGTAGAAGCATTGATAGTAGGGCCTGTTACAGTGCCAGTAAACGTTGGGCTTGCAAGTGGCGCTGCACCAGTTACTTCTGCAACTGCAATTGCACCATCAGCCAACGGATTACCAGCCGCTATTAAGTTCGCTAAATCTCTTGCTTTTGTCATGTATTATCCTTCCCTATTATATATTATAGGTTGTTTTGTTTGTTGCCGTTTCATTAACAGGTGCAAAGTTACTATTAATACTACTGTCTTGTGAGTAGGTAATTTTTTGTGTACTTAAACGATCACCGTTATCTGTTCCTGTCGGAGTAAAATCGCTAACTGCCCTTGTTTCTGTAGCAGTCCGCCACTCATATTGCTGATTAGAAGGGCCAACAGCGCTACCATCAACAAGACTATCTATTAAAGATCCATCTGCTGGTAATTTTGCAATAAAAAATCTGTATTTAAGTGTGCTGCCGTGCAGATGCCCTTTACCACCACATAAATAAAAACTTCCGTTATCATCAGCCATTAATCGCCTACCGTTAGTAGCACCAGAGGAACCAGTACCAAGATGCGTAGAATGTTCTTCTGATCCAAAAACACTGTGCCAGTTACGAGTGCTCAAATCATTGGAAAAACTCATAATAACAACATCTTGATTATTAGTACCAGCTGATCCAAGCCTATCAGGAGAGGTGCTATCATCATGCGTACCAGCAATAATAACGTTATCATCACTATCGACTGTTATATGCAAACTAGGTTCTAAATCATTTGTGGTACTACTTGGTGTAATAAGTTTTTTTGCTTGTACACTTAACGTTGCATCGAATTTTGTTAATTGAATTATTCTAGGTTGGCTAGAGGAACCAGTGCCATAAATTGTTCCTACAACAAATACATTGCCATTGCTGTCGTGTGCCATTTGATGAAATCTAAATGTAACTCCAAAATTATATTGAAATTCATACTGACTAGCTGGACTTCCTTGCGTTATAGCACTCGTGCTACTTGTAAATCTTGAGATAAAAGGATTAGTTCCGGCCTCAGTATCATGACCGCACAGATAATAATTACTATTATAAGTGTTGTACATTACATCGTTAAATTTTGTTTGATAATTGTTAGAAGCTGGAAATGCTGCTTCCCAAGGTATAGTACCGTTTGCGTTCCATCTTGTTAAAGTATCAACACTACCAGTTAAACCGGGTGTAAAAGAAACTGTGTGAACAATATCATTAGCTTCATCTAACGTCATATTATGAACTTCGCCATTAGCCATATCGGGATAACCTATTTGCCTAGCCCAACTAATATCACCCGATGAATCAAAATGTGCTACGACAGGCATAAATCCATAAGTGCCAGAATCGTGTTTGTATAATAAATGCGCCCAAAATTTACCATCATCTCCTAATGCACAACCGCCAATTCCTTGCAAAAAGTTTGAAGAAAAATTCTGGTGAGATAATATTCTAAGAAGTTGCACTTCACCATCTGAATTTAAAATATGAGCAATTGCTGGTCTACCTGATTTACCTGTGTCTGATGCAACACCGTCTTGATGCAAACCCATTACACCGCCATACGTGTTATTAACCCACAGCGACACATGGTTTACATCATACAAAGCTTTTTCGTCATTATCACCATATTCATAAATCCAAGCACTAGGGCCACTAGCTGCTGCACCAAAACCCAAACTTTTAGCTGAAGCTGCACCAAATGTTGAAAGTAAAGGCATACCTATTCCTTATGCGTACTGTGTAACTGATGCTAAAACTGTAAATGTAGCATCTGCTGTTTTAATTATTGTAAATGAGTAAGCATCTATTCCTGACGCATTACCAGCTGACGGCGCAGAGCCACCTTGCCATTTTGGTGTTACTGATGAACTGTCTACTTGATAAGCATTTAGATAGTACGCTGTAGAACCTTGCGTCATTAAGATAGCAACAGTAACAGATTGCCCGATTGCAAGATTGGCATTTACATTACTAAAGTTAATAGTTCTGTTTGCAGTTTGATTAGCTGTATAAAATTCAATTGCTTGTGCAGTAGTGTCGAATGTAATTGTGCCAGTTGTAGAAGTTTGAGTAGTTACTTTTTCGTAAACCTCTTCAATATCAAGCGTATTATTAATAATTAATGCGCCTGTCATTGTACCACCTGCAAGCGCTAATTTTGTAGCAATGCTGTTAGTTACTGTTGTTGAGAAGTTTGCATCATCACCTAATGCAGCCGCTAGTTCATTTAGTGTATTCAAAGCATCTGGCGCACTGTCTACTAGATTAGCTAAATCTGTTTGCACAAATGCTGTTGTAGCTATCTGTGTGGTGTTTGTTCCGGCTGATGCGGTAGGTGCGCTTGGTGTTCCAGTAAATGTAGGGCTTGCAAGTGCTGCTGCACCAGTAACCTCTGCAACTGCTATTGCACCATCGGCGAGAGGATTACCTGTTGATACTAAGGTTGCTAAGTCTCTTGCTTTTGTCATACGTTATCCCTCTATTCTACTTCATACACGTTAAGTACAATTTTATCTGATGAAGCTACATCTGCCCCAACAACCAAATACTTGCCTACTTGTATAATCCTACAATGCCCATCTGCTATATTCTGGCTATCAACATTTCTTAAACCCATTTTTGAAAATGCTGTAGGCATACCTATTTGTGTGCTTTCATCAACAGCAAAAACTGAACCCCTATTTCCACAAACAACAGTACCATTATAATGTCTAAAATTTCCATAATCTGAATCTGCCATATATAAACTTACAAAATTAGATGAAGAATGACCTACAACATTTCTGGCATTGCTTGCTGCCATACCCTTTGAAAACACCATACCTGACGCTATTTTATTATCGCCATCTTCTGCAAACCAATAAGCACCACCTTGTTTTGCTGGGTAGGTAGCAATACTTGATATTTGTTCGTATTGATTAGAAGCATGAGTAGTTTTTCTTGTTGTGGAACCAAAAGTAAAAGTATTACTTGAGATACTGCCAAGATTAATATATTGAGAACCGATTGCATATACAGTTGAACTTTGTCCATCACGGTGTCTACCAATATAGGCAAGACCGTCTGCCGTTCCTGTTTGTGCAACCTGATCGTTGTCTCCATACTTTGTACCATCTGTTAGCGAAGCACTAATAGTATTACCATTTGGATCAATACCAGCGCATTGCATATTTGATCCATCTGTACGTTTATGAGAACCTAACATATAACCATTATACATAGAGGTTAAAGCTAATGATTTTTCTTGACCTGATGCAACATTACTAATGTTTGTCACAGCAAAAGAACTGCCATTCCAAACTACTTTATCCATTCTAAAATCATTAGAATTATTGCTACTAACTATTAAAAAATGTCCATTAAAATTTCCTACGCCACCACGAGATAGATTATTAAAACCCAAAGTAGTAGGTGCTAAATCTTGCGTTAAACTACCATCACTACCAATTGTATAATGACCCATTTTTAATGCAGAAGAATTTTCACCAGACAAAACTGCAAATTGAGTATCCGAATACGGAATAAAGTATGGATTAGTTTTAACAACATCTATAGTTAAAACACTTTTGTATGTAGCTTTTCTAATTAGATCATATGATATATTCGGTATAGCTGTAGACCCACCGCTTCCACCAAAAAAAGAACTTGTTGTACCCATTTTATTTCCTCTCCTTTACGAGAACGCCCAACCGATAGTGCTATCTACATACCTTAAACTTAATACAAGATATGCTGTGTCTATTGTTAAATCTTCAGCAGCACCCATTATGTTACTACTATTACGACCAATCGTATTATTTGTATTACCAGCTACCTCACTTATTCTAACTTCATCACCTACACTTGGAGAGGAAGGTAAAGTAAGAGTAATACTTGAGCCATTAAGATAGTAATGATTATTTTTTGATGCTGTAGTATTGCTTGTTACTACATTAGTTGTAAAACCAATTCCTGTTAATGCAGAACCATCACCGCTAAATGACGTTGCAGTAACAGCACCTGTTACATCTAATGGTTTGTTCATTGTCCATTTGTCACCAGTAGAAGCATAGTTAAATGTGGCACTTGCTCCATCTACTGTAAGTCCAGCACCGTTTGCAGCCGCAGCATTAGCCGCACCAGAGGCCACAACAACATTTAAATCATCTACTGTTAATGTCGTACTATTTATAGTCGAGGTAGTACCGTCTACTTGCAAATTCCCAGCAACAACAAGCGTACCAGTATTATCGCCATGCGTTGCTGGATCTATTGTAAATGTTGATGGGCCACGTAAGTAGCCAGATAAGGTAGCATTTGTACCGCTTATATCACCAGTAAATGTTGCTCCTGATAACTGAGCATATCGAGCATCTGAATTAGTTTTATTGTAGTGATCTGCTAACTCAAAAGTGCCATAGCCCACAATACCAACTATATCACCACTTGTTGCTGCACTACCTAATGTAACTGATGTACCATTTGTTGCAGTAAAATCGGCTGGATCAAGACGAACACCGTTTAAATATACGTCTAAAAAACCAGCATCATATGTTGCCGGAAAAACTGTAGTAGATCCAGTGTAACTTCCAGAGCTTGTGCCAACTACATAATTAGATCTGTCAGTTGTGCCGTTTACACTTGACCCAGCGTTTTGAAAACTAGAACCATTGTAAACTTTCATTGTATCGGTAGATGTATCAAACCATAGCAAACCCTCGGTAGGAGAGCTAGGCGCACTAGCACTAACTACATACTGATTACCAAATGAGTTTACAGAAGTAAGATTATTAGCAACAGTATTAACGTTAGATATTGAGCCACTAACATTGCTCATTGCCGTAACATTTGCAGACGTACCAAGAATTGCCATATCCGCAACAACATCAGAAGTGCCAAGTATTGCCATATCTGCAACTGCATCTGCTGTACCTAAGATGCCCATGTCTGTAATTACACTTGATACACCAAGCAATCCAATTTCTGTTGTGACGGCTGACAGAGCATTGATAGCAGTCGTATCACCAGCAACTGTGCTTACTGCGGATGAAATTCCAGCGACCGTAGAAATGTTATTTGTAGGGCTTATTTGACCAGCCACTGTATTTACGTTTGTTATATCGCCACCAACATTATTAACATTAGTGATCGACCCAGCAACAAGCCCTATGTCTGTTGCATCTGCGTTAACTGCATTTATAGCTGTTTGGTCTGAGGACGTAGGCGTTGTACGTAGCCACGTAGTCGTACCTAAGTTGTACACCATTAACACATTATTAGTCGTGTCAAAAAATAATGCGCCATCAATAAGCGCGTTTCCGTCGTTGTCGGTCGTTGGGTTGCCACCTGACGTTGACTTTGCGCCTAAGTACCTATCATCAAAATCGTCAAAACTTGCTGCCGCTGATGTAGCTGATGCAGCCGATGCAGTAGCCGAATTCGCGCTATTAGTAGCGCTTGTAGCCGCTGCTGCCTGAGAAGCAGCCGATGCAGTCTCTGAAGCGGCTGATGCAGTTTCTGAAGCCGCCGCCGCAGTAGCACTTGCAGCCGCTGCGGTTTGTGCAGTAGTTGCCGATGCAGCATCTACGATAAGATCGTATTTTGCACTGTTAGCATTTGTTGTAAGAGGTTGAGAACCAGAACTAGTATGCGCTGTGTTAACTAAAAATATGTTATTGGTGCTTGTGTCTTTTACTAAATCTCTAGCATTGTAAGAAGTGCTAGTTGCCCAATTACCGCGAAAGGTTCCTAATTCTTGTGCTATGGATAAGTTACCAGAACTATCAAAACTAAATAGTTTGTTAGCTCGGTCTGTAGCAGATACCGTAAATTCTGAGTTAGATATTACGTTTGTACGCGATCCTTTAATAGCACGACTAAGTTCCTCTTCATGCTTTTGCGTCATAAACACTAACTTATCTAACGCCTCTTCTAAGCTTTCAGCTGGAAACGGATCGTTAGCAACTAAGTCTAAACCTTGTGTAAGTGGTTGCTCGCGCAAAATCACTACAGTAACACCGCTTGCCGGAGCCGTACCAAATACAACATTACCGCCACTAGCCGACCCTACGCCTGTAACTGTATAGTGTGTTGTTATAGTCTGGACAGTTTCTGTTCCATCAGCTGCGCGCAAGATAACTGTAAGATCATCTTGGTCAAATATCTTAAAACTATAAGCAAAGGTAGTAAGCGAACCGTTACCACTAAAACTAACTTTACTTGTACTACTACTTACTGTCATAGCAATTCCTTACCTTGCTGCCCTAATACCATAATTTAACCTAATTGTGTAGTGTTTCATTGAAACGCTTTTGAAAAACGTGGCGCTCTTGTTGGCGCGGTATCACCTTGACCCCACCAGTACGTTTGACCGTAGTCGCGCAAATATTTTCTTTCAACTCTACGAAACTTTTGTTGTGCTTTTGGATCAGTCATAAGCTGTAATTGATCCCATACTTTGCGTTCTAATGCTAACCTTGCATACCACAAAGAAGATCCCGGTAAATATCTTTGCGTAAACTTAACAAGATCGCTTGCTACTTTAGGGTCTGTTCCTGTTGCTGCATCAACTAAATTTTTTCCAGTTAAATTATACAGATCTTGCCCAAAACTAACTACTGGACCAGCTAATGTTTCTGCAAATCCACCGCCAACTCTATTTGTACCAGACGCTAGGAAATCACCAAATATACCTAAACCGCCACCTTGCAACATAGCAGCTGCCCAAAATTTTAAAGTTTCTTCTGTGTCACCTGTCATTGGACGCGGATCACGACCTTTTGCAATTTCTCGTAATTGTAAAGCTAACGCTCCCATTAGAGTTGTAGAAATTATTAAGTTTGCAAAATACGCTCCTTTAGTGCCAGCTGTAGGCAAGTTAAATCCACGCATAATATGAGTGTTAAAAAGTGTAACACCAAAATTTTTATACATTGCAAAAGATCTTGACAGTTCACCCCTTAAAGTACCGGGTCTTGCATCACCTGTTAAAAATGTTCTGCCACGTAATGAATTAGATGGAACTGCAAACTCTGTTTCTGTGTTTATCATTTCTAAAAAACGTTGTGATATTCTTTCGCGCAACCCTTCATCAAGATCTGTACGTCCAGCAACATCTGACGGTCTTATAAATTTAGCACCCTCCTCATCATACGGCGTTGTTGATCTTATAATATCCCACTCGCTTTCGTTTAGACCGTATCGTTCCATTGTGTTTTTAAATGCTGGGTCTAAATCATCAAATCTTTTAGTTGCATTGCGACCTACAGTACCCATAAATTCCATACCAAAAGCCCAGCGACCAGCTGTTGTTAGAGGCGACAATAAAGAAGCGCGCATGACAAAATCAGATATACGTCTAGTTATTTCTGGACCTGACATATCTCCTACAAAACGCATTTGCCCGGCAGCTAAAGTTGTCCATCCTTCTGCAATAAGCCCACTACTTATTGCTAACTCGCCACGTTCTTTTGCATTTAACGGATTTAATTGTTGTAAATACTGTTGCATTACATTTGTTTGTCGCAATCCTGTGAATTGCCTTGCCATGCGATTAAAATTTATATCTGTTAGTGCGGCTATAGAAGTAGAACCAAGCATAGCGGATTGTAATGTTTGTCGCAGCCCAGCTAAAGTTGATGCAACACGACCATCTATAGGCGCGTTATTTCTGCCTGTAACAGCTGAATACAATTCATCTATTCTTAAATTAGTTTTTCGTGCTTTGTTTTTTAAAGTTTCGTTAGCTGTTAAGTTTGCTTTGTTTGTTAAAGTGTCTTTCATAAACGATACTGTTGCACCCGGATTAGGACCAAGTATTTCAAGTAACGCAATATCACGCGACATATTTTCAATATGGCTTATCATAGTATCAAATACGTTTGCATCACCGTATTGTTTTTGGTATTCAAACCATTGTTCACCATTTTTAAAAGCTAAAAATCTATGGTCTTGCATCCTGTTACTTAAAGATTTTCCAACTGTAGATCGACCGGGTTTTGCTTTATTTGCACCTTCGGTTTTTATAGTTTCATAAACTTCTCGTAACGCGAGTTCTAAACGACCAGCATCCCTTATAAACGGTAAACCTGTCTGTTCATCTACCATTTTTTCTAAATCAAGTTTATCAATAATATCATCGCGCCATTTATTGTAACCAGCTTTAATTATCTTTGCTGCGTTGTGTCTTTGCGGCAACCCCCAATCAGGACGCAAAGGTATGTTGCCACCAGCGCGGTTAAATTTTTTACGCAAATATTCTGCAACTGTTTTCCAAGCTTTTGCCATTTCCGCAGCACTTCTATTGTTTGTAGATGTGCCAAATATTTCTTTTGTTAAATCTTCAAACGTTGCTTTTTCTCGTACTTGTCCTATTACATTACGGCGAAACGTACTTAACACTTGCGAAAATTCACTATATGCTAACCCTTTTATGGCGTTTTCTCTTTGAACAATACTAGAAAACTTTGACATTCCATCTTGTTCAAAATGCGCCAATGCAGCGGCAAACATATTTTCTCTACCTAATCTATCCCTGTATTGATTTTGATTTAAACTTATTTGTTGCCATGCTTTTGCTTGTAACAATTTTTTGCGTTTTTTTTCGTACACATTTTTTTCTGTTGCTTTAAAAGTATCGCGTCCAGCTTGTTTAGATGCTGCACCCGGACCCATTGTCTTTGAATAACTATCAAACAAACCATCATATATATTCAACATATCAGTAGCTTGTTTGTCAGTAATCGTACCTTCAGCTTTTGCGTTTACTATACACTCTCGTAAACTCATAATGCACAATCCCTTAATCTATCCAACATACGTTGATCTTGTACAAACTCATCTTTTAGTTGACGAATACTTTGCGCTTCTGCTATAACTTCATCGGTTTCATCATCAATAGTTCTTCCTGTTGGAACTTCAAAATCATCGTCAAAGTTGACTTTTAGCTCTTCTAACAATATACTTTCATCAGAGGTATCCATGCGATTTTTTCTAATAGACGGATCTATACCAGCCATAGAAACATCACCCGGTTCTATGATTGGACTTTTTAAAGGATCTTGGGGTCCAGTATCAGCTGATCGTATACTGTCGGACGAGCGTTCTCCAGAGGTTACACGCGAAATGGTATCTTCTCTAACCGCTAGACTTGGCGCAGATATGCCGTCTGACGTTTGATTATCTAGTATAGTTACCCAACTTTTTGATAATTTACTTTTTACTTGACCGTACAATTCAAGCATATCATTTACAGCTTTATCTCTATCTTCTGGTTTTGTTTTTCTACTTCTAGAAATGTTGTATAATGCAGTGCCTTTTGCCTGTTTTGCTTCAAGCATACCGGGTGCCCATATCTGCACTTCACCAATTTGGTTATCATCAAATATAACCATCAGCTTGCGATCAAAATATCCTTCGTTCGTAAACTTGTATCCTTCATCAACTAATTTAAATCTTTTTGATAGCTCTTCTATAAACTCTTCTGCTATTTCATTTGTATCAGCTGTAATACCGCCACGCGCTGCATCTGTAATACTATCTAAATCGCCGTTGTATTTATCATTAATTTTTTCTTCAATACGTTGACGTGTTTTTACTTTTGCTTTTTTTTGTTTTGCACCAGATTTTGTACTTGCGTCTGCAATTGCTTGTGTCAGTAAACCATGATTTACGTTTGCTCTAGAAACAATTTCATCAATATTAACAAAAGCTTGTTCATTTTTTAATTGAATTTCTAACGCTTTAGCTTCGGGAAAATCTAAATCATTTAAACGAATTATTTGTTGCTCTGGAATTGCAATCGGCGTTTTAGATTTTTCTTTCAAATTATCTTTAGTATTTATTGCGCCCATTACATCGTTGTCTAAACCACTTAATTGTTCAGCTTGACCTGTGCCAAACATTTCACCAAAAGCATCTAGCTCTTCTGTTTCCGCATTTGATCGTACAGTAGGGATTTCTTCTGGAGTGTCGAAATAGCGTCCAGCATCGCTAACCTCTGCGCGATCAAACTCACCATCTGAAATCGCTCGTCTGACATCTTCGACAAAGCGCGCTGTAGCGGCGTTGTAGTTTCCTGTTTCTTTTGCTTGCCGCGCTGCGCCTGTGAGCGCATCTGAGAGGGTGCCTTTGCGGTTCGCTTGGCTTTGGAGGAGCGAGATTGCTTTGCCATCGTTTGTTGCCCTTCTTTCGTTAGCTGATTTAGCTAATTGGTTTCCTTCATCTTCTAATCTATCGGCATTTTTAATTAAATTTTGAAATGCGTTTTTATCTTTGCGTAATTGTTTTTGCGCCCGGTCCAACACTTTTGCGCGTTCCGCAAACAAGCTTTGCGTTAATACTTCCTCACCAAATAAATTTTCTTGCGTTTCAGTAACAACGTCTGTTTCGCGTACTTGACGCACTATTGCTTCCGCTTGAAACTCATTTGACGGTTCCGTTTTGACCAAAACATCGAGCGCTGCTTTTTGCATAGTTTCATTATTTGGCATTAAACGACCAACAATAGCTGCGTAGTTTGGTGCAATTATTTCATTTTTAACCATGCCCCACGCATCATTAGACAGCACAGATAACTCTTTTGCTTGTTTTACAAATGTTGATCTAGGCGGCAAAGCACCAACTTTATCAGGCGCAATTCTCAAAATTTTTGCTGCATCTACAACATTACCTGATTTCATAGCAATGTTAACTAACGCACCAGCAACAACTGCATCATCTGGCGTAATTCCATCTACTTCACGTATTCTGTACCCTAACATCCGTATTTTTTGTGATGGGTCGTTTGTCATTATACGCTTTGCTAAACCCAATCTTTGATGACCATCTGCAATGAACAGACGCCCATCGGCGTACTCGTAAACCATAATAGTTTGCGCCATCATAGGGTTCCATTCGGTTACATCTTGTAAACTATCCTTGCCCGAAAGAACGCCAAATTCATCACCACCCTCTTTAAATTGAAACGTTTTCGCATCAACTCCAATTTCAAATGGATCGAACTCTTCAAATATTTGTAGGTTTGTTGCTTCGTTTAAATTATCCGGCACTTCAATTTGCGATTGAGTAGCGTCTGATAAATTTGGCATTTTACCATCACTTATAGCAACAGTAGCTTTGTTTAATCTTGCTTGATGTTCCGCTTGCCCTAATGGTGTTTTTACAAACGGATTACTTTCCGCTGAAGAGGTTGCAACTTCCTCTAATATTTCCGCAGCTTCTTGAATGTCCGTTTTTTTTGGTGACGCTCTTGTTAAAACCTCAACACCTTTTTGCGCTTGCTTCATCGTGAGTTTTACTGTTTCACCACCAACTTTTATAACTACTGGAAAAGCACCACCAATAACAGCGGCACTACCAACGTTAGTTATAAAATCTTTCCAATCATAATCTAATCCAAGACTGTCATACCATTCTTTTACGGCTGGTTGCTGGATAGCTTCTACTGTTGCGTTTGTAAAAGCTTCACCAATTACAATTCCAGAAAAAGTATTTTTTAATCGCAATGCCGGAATAGCCATACTTAATTGGTTAATCGGATCTTCTGCACCAGCTGCTAAACCACCTAAAAATCGTGATACCGTAGGCGCAACACCGGGGGATCTTTCTGTTATTTCTGCAAGTTCTGCGGTTTCTTCTTTAAATTTTTCTCTTGCTGCTTCAGCCCATGAATTATCTCTATCAGGATCTAAAACAGAAACAACTAACTCGTCTGGTAACTTATCACGATTATCACGCACATAGCTTTCTACATCTTTTACATAACGATCATAAAAAGACTTTTGATTTATTAATGGATAGCCTTGACCTATTTCTAAAATATTAGGACGCAAATACGAACCGGGATTATCAAAAGATTTACCAGTAATATCTTTAATTTCTTCAACAATAGGCTCCCACGCTTCTTTAATAAAACGTTCTTTAGACGAACCACTTTGCATAAGACCAGCGTCAAACGATTTAGTAAAGTTTTCTAACAACGTTCCTTGCGGTTTGTTTGTTCTTTTTACAAAAGCAAAAGCTGAAGCATTAACGCCATCTGGTAAATAACTGGACATTATTCTCTTTCCAATTCAATTTTTGCCATTCGTTTAATATTACCAATAACCATATTATTTACTGATATATTATTTTGTTTTGCCCATTCTTGTATGTCATAATCTTCCAATATCTCTACTATATTTTTTACAGAATAATCATTTTTTAATTCGTCAAAGACGCGAACAGAATACTTGGCTTCTTTTTTCTCATAACTCTTTTTATCGTAAGAGGGTAATTGAGCAAACTCATATTCTGTAATTAAAAAATCGCCGTTTAATTTTTTTGTATTTTTAGCTTGATTATTAGGTACAATTTTTTCTACTTCTTGTTCTACAGCTTCTGCCGTAAGACCAGCCGCACTAACCTCTTGATTACGAGAAGATACCGTTTGCGACCTTTCAGCTTTTACTAAATCTTCTATAGTAAATCTTATGTCCACATTGTCAGTGTCAGTCATTATTCCATAATCAGTAGCACCGAATTTATTATGCGTTATTGTATAAAGAATTTTGCCGTTTTCACGCCCTACAGTTGCTAATGTATAATTACTATCAGTCTGTATTGCTTCAAACAATTCAGCGTCAACCATACGTACTTCGTTGTTAAAACGTGAATTTTGTGTAATTGCGCTAAAATTTTCTAACGTTATATTTTCTAGTGCGTTTAAGACTGTTTCTTTTGTTTGGTTAACTGGTAAAATTGTTGTGCCAACATCACCAGCCGGACCACGCAAGTTTACAATTCCAATACTATCAAGATTTTCATTGCTTCTTACATTACCGCCAACGGCAATAGTAACTGCTTTTTTCCATAAATCAGCTTGGTATGACCTGTCTCCTGTTCTTGAAATAACTTCTGCATAATATCCTAAAGCAACTTGCTTTACATTTTTTTTCAGTTCAGCGTTAAGTCTGCCCGGCAACAATTCATAGGCGCTTCCGATAATATTAAACATTTCTTCTTCTGCATCTGTCATAAACGCGCCCTCAATCGGCGCGCCGTTAGCTGCTATCTCTTCTAATCCTTTAAAAATAATTTCTGCTTCGGGAACTAAGCCATCTGATATTAATCCAGCAACGTGCATTGTTATCGGGGCATCGCCTGATAATTGTTGCAATACATCATTGTTATATCTACCGAATAATTTTTGAATAGAAAGAACGCCACTTATTTTTTCAGCGGCAGTACCACCTTCTAACATACTTGAATACTTAACAACATCGTCCGGCGTTAAAAATTTTATTGGACCTTCAAGTTCGTAATGACCATGTATTGCAATTGCATCAGTAATTCTTTTTGGAATACCAGTGTTTTCTAATGTTGCGCCCGGTCTGTCTAAACGCCCAGCTTCCATTGAGCTTTGTATTGCCTGTGGAGATAAATCTATTGGAGTTATATCTACCGACCCTACCGTAGACGCATATCCTATAGGATCAGA